AAAGGTGGGTACAGACGTATTAATGGCTATTCGCAGTTAGGAGATGGTACACGACCAAATAGCAGTAATGATATATTAGGTCTTTATGTATATGCAGACGGAGTAGTAGCTTGTTCAGGAACAAACATATACTTTAGTCTTGACGGTGATAGTTGGTTACAGTTAAACAGAGCAAGCGTATCAGGAAGTGGAGATAACTACAGTACTTTTACAGGACGTAGTGCTTCTGCAAGAACTTCACAAAGTAAAGCACATTTTGCTACTTATGAAGGTGATACAATTTATGGAGAGCTTATAGTTACTGATGAAGGTTCTGGAGTAAAACCTTTCTATTTTAAAATGACAGGTACTGGAGCTTTATCAGATAGAACTTATTTTGCTAAAGAAATTACAGTAAGCGGAACACATTATCCTAAATACTGTGTAATACATGATAAACATTTAGTAGTTGCTGGAGCAGCTACAGCTTTAAACACTATATATTATAGTGGTACAAGTGACATAGATGATTTTACAAGTTCAGGATCAGGAAGTATTGTATTAGATGATCAAGTAGTAGGGCTTAAATCTTTCCGTAATGAATTATTTATATTTTGTAAAAACTCTATATATAAACTGCAGAATATAAATAACTCAAGTACGATAGCTATTGTACCAGTTACTAAAAACGTAGGTTGCGTAGATGGTAAAACTATACAGGAATTTGCAGGTGACTTGATCTTCCTAGCTCCTGATGGTTTTAGAACTATTGCAGGTACAGCAAGAATTGGTGACGTAGAACTTGGAACTGTTAGTAAAGCTATACAACCTATTATTAACGATATTATTAGTAGTGATTCAACATACGAATTTAGTAGTGTAGTATTAAGAGATAAATCTCAATATAGAATGTATTATAGCACAAGCGGAGCTTCGGCTGCTGCTTCAAAAGGAATTATAGGAACATTAAGACCTGAAGGATTTGAATGGGCGGAGACATCAGGAATACAAGCTCCAGCTATTACTTCTGGTTTTAATTATGCAGGTAAAGAAAAAGTATATCACGGAGACAGAGATGGGTATATTTATAACCACGATACAGGTAACTCTTTTAACCCTGCAGGTACAGAAACTAATATAGTAGCTCAGTACCAATCTCCTGACTTTGATTATGGAGATTTTGGAACTTTAAAGACTTTAGATTATCTTAAAATTTCTATATCACCAGAAGGATCAATACAACCTACGTTAAGAATACGATATGATTATGATAGTACAGATGTTCCTCAACCGTTAGATGCTACTCTTACAGAAGTACCTACGCCTTCTCTTTTTGGAACTGCTGTTTTTGGAACAAACATATTAGGCGCACAATCGCAACCTTTAGTTAGACAAGCTTTAACAGGAAGCGGATATAGTAACTTCTTTAAAATTTTTAGTGACGATACAAATGCTCCATACACATTAAATGGATTATATATAAATTACAGACCATCAGGAAGACAATAATAATAACAAGAGAGAAATAAACTATGGCTCAAGCATATACCAGACAAAGTTCGATGGCAGATGGCGATACTATAACTGCTGCGCTTTTTAATAACGAATATAATCAACTATTAAACGCTTTTAGCTACTCTTCAAGTAGCGCATCATCTACAGGCCACAGACACGATGGTACTGCTGGACAAGGTGGTAATATACACACTATAGGTGATTTAGATTTTCTTAATAAAATTGTAGTTGATAGCACCAACAACAGATGGGGTGTCTTTGTTGAAGTATCTTCTGCAGCAGTAGAGCAAATTAGAATACAGGATGGAGCTATTGTTCCTGTTACTGATAATGATATAGATTTAGGTACAAGCTCTGTAGAATTTAAAGATGCTTACTTTGATGGTACAGTTACTACGGATGCTCTAGTAGCTGATACAGCAGATATAAATGGTGGTACAGTTGATGGAGCTACTGTAGGAGCTAACTCTGCTAGTTCAGGTGCTTTTACAACTATAACAGCTAGTAGCTCTATTACAGGTTCTGGTACAGTACAAGGTACTACTATAACAGCTACTACAGCTTTTGTTCCAGATGCTTCTGACGGAGCTGCACTAGGAACTAGCTCTTTAGAGTTTAGTGATCTATATCTTGCAGATGGAGCAGTCGTTTACTTTGGTGACGATCAAGATGTATCTTTAACACATGTAGCTGACACAGGATTGCTTCTTTCAAGTACTGATCAACTCCAGTTTGGTGATTCTGGAACTTATATTCATCAATCTGCAGATGGTGTGTTAGATTTAGTTTCAGATACAGAAATAGAAATAAATGCAACAACAATAGATATTAATGGTGCTGCTGATGTTTCAGGAAACCTAGCTGTAGGCGGTAACTTAACAGTTACAGGAAACGCTACAATCTCAGGTAACTTAACATTTGGTGATGCAGCCTCAGATACAGTAGCCTTTAGTGCTGATGTAGCTTCTAATCTTTTACCAAGTGCTGACAATACTTATGATATTGGTGCATCAGGTTCAGAGTGGAAAGATCTTTATGTAGACGGTACAGCTTATGTAGATGCTATTAATTTTAATGGTACAGCTATAAGTGCGACTGCTGCAGAGCTTAATATTCTTGATGGTGTTACAGCAACTGCTGCTGAACTAAATATTTTAGATGGTGTAACTTCAACAGCTACAGAACTTAACATTGTTGATGGGAATACTTCAGCTACTTCAACAACTGTAGCAGATGCAGACAGAGTAGTATTAAACGACAATGGAACAATGGTTCAAGTTGCTGTTACTGATTTAGCTGCATACTTTGATGATGAAATAACTGCAATGCCTAACTTGGTTACGACTGCAGCTACAACAGTAGGAGCATTAAACTCAGGTAGTATTACTTCAGGATTTGGCACTATTGATACTGGATCATCCACTATTACAACAACAGGTTTAATTAGTGGCGGTTCATTAGATATTGATGATGTTTTAATTAATGGAGCAACAATAGGACATACAGACGATACTGATTTAATAACTTTAGCAAATGGAGTAGCTACAGTAGCTGGAGAACTTTCAGTAACAACATTAGATATAGGCGGAACAAATGTAACAAGTACTGCAGCAGAATTGAACATACTGGATGGTGTAACTTCAACTGCAGCAGAGCTTAATATATTAGACGGTGTTACAGCTACGACAGCAGAACTAAACTACAGCGACACAGGCTCTGCAGTAGGTACTGTAGTAGCCAGTAAAGTAGTTACTGTAGATGCTAACAAAGATGTTGCAAGTTTCCGTAACATTACTCTTACAGGAGAACTTGATGCAGGTTCGTTAGATGTTTCAGGTGATGCAGATATTGATGGTACTCTTGAAGCTGATGCTTATACAGTTAACGGTACAAATTTAGACGAGTATATTGAAGATACTGTAGGAGCTATGCTATCAAGCAATACTGAAACAGGTCTTGCAGTTACCTATCAAGACGGAGATTCTACCATAGACTTTGCGCTTGACGCAGCACAAACTACAATTACATCTTTACTTGCTACAGATATTAAGATTGGTGAAGACGATCAAACTAAAATAGATTTTGAAACAGCAGACGAAATACATTTCTATGCAGCAAACGCAGAGCAAGTGTATGTAGCTGATGGAATATTTGGGCCTCAAACAGATAGTGATGTTGATTTAGGTTCTAGTTCTGTACGTTGGAAAGATGCTTATGTAGATAGTATAACTACTACAGGCAATGCTGCTGTAGGAGGAAACCTTACACTTACAGGCGATTTAACAGTTAATGGAACTACAACCACAGTTAATAGTACAACTGTTACAATAGATGATCCAATCTTTACATTAGGTGGTGATTCAGCTCCAGGCTCTGACGATAACAAAGATAGAGGTATAGAATTTAGATGGCATAACGGTAGTGCTGCTAAAGTAGGTTTCTTTGGATATGATGATAGTGCTTCAGCATTTACATTTGTACCTGATGCTACAAACTCTTCAGAGGTCTTTAGCGGAACTGTAGGTAACGCTATCTTTGGAAATATTACAGGTACATTACAAACTGCAGCACAAACAAACATAACAAGTGTTGGTACACTTTCTAGTGCAACAGTCTCTGGAGATCTTACAGTAGATACATCAACTCTTAAA